AAGCTTCTCCGGTAGGTGCGAATTTCACATTCTGAGCGATTTGAAGTTGATTATCCTGTATATCATGAGGACTATCAGTACTATTTAATCCTCCAGCAAATGTATCTAGGAGTAATTCCTTAAGTGCCTTGCCCATAGAGCGTTACTCCTACTTGAAATTGTTCTTCAACTTCTTCTTTTACTAACTTTGCCATACTCGAATAATCACCTTTTGATAATAATATTTCCTCATCAACACGACGTCGTGTCCAATATTTCCATTCACAAAATAAATATAAAAGTTCATGATATTGTTGAGGTAAATCAATAAAATCACCATCGACAGTTGGTGTAGTAGGTGTTCTTGTCGCATAAAGTCGCAAAGTTCCTGTCGCTTCACTCGATCCAAATAAATTAATATTCATACCAATACGTTCATAAAATTGTGATCTATCATCACCATAACCATTTGTAGTTATCTGTTCTCGATTTAATGGGTATAAAAAAGTAGCTATTGGAGTAGCATCTGCTGAAAGTTTTGTAACTTGTCTAGTATAAATAGCAGTTGGGGGGATTGTATAAGATACGGATCCATTAAGGGTAACATCTGCATATTCCGGCAGTAACTTAGTTCGAAATGCGATATCACGAAGTCCACGAGCTACCATATTATCTATTTGAATATCAGTTACAAAATCTTCAGTGTCTTCATTAACATCAGATCTAAAGTTAAGTCTGAATTGGGCTAACGTAACAAGTTGGTTTGTGAAAACACTAGCAAATGTGAATGTTGGCATACAATACTCCTTATATATTATTGTAACAAATTAAAGTGATGCGAGATATTCTACCTTTTTTTTGAAGGCGGAACTATAAAAGTCATACCATCGGTGAGCATAGTTTTGAATTACGAAGTTTTTATCGACAACCTTCTTTGCTTCTGATCCCATTTTCATCCTTAAAAATGGATCGTCTATTAATGTGCAAAGATTTTCATACCAATCTTGCACAGTGTTGCACAGTAAACCTGTTTTACCATTTATGATATGTTGTTTATAAGGTTTGTAATTTGAAACAATGGATGGAATTCCATAATGTGAGTATTCTAACCATTTAATATTGGATTTGCTTTTATTGAATTTATTAATCTCAGGATCCACAATTGGAACTAATCCTATATCAAATAAATTTTCTGAAAACTTTGAGAAAAATTCTTCTGGTTTAGCCCAAGGAATATGTTCTGCCTTCAGCTCTTTATACATATTATGAAAAGCAGCACCCATAAATTGAAACTGAACTTTGTCACCATATTTTTGTTTTATTTTTTTTAATGCTGGCATGATAATTCTTATATCAGCATAATGACTATCACCACCTTGCCACCCAATTAAAACATGATCTCGTGGTTTCTTTTTACCTTCTGGCATCTCACTTAAATCTAAATAGTTAGGTAAAACAACTACATTTTGATTAAACTTCTCGAATGTTTCCCCAAGTTCTTTTGTTGTTGTTGTAATGGCATCTGAATATATACAAGCCCTTAACATCTTCATCATTCTTGATTTATTACGTTTAATACTAAAAGTGGCTGCCTTAATTTCTTCTTCTGTTGAATCTACGAATTCTTTTAAATGATCACAAATATCGTTATCTTTCCACACCCATTCACCACCAGCTTTTACATTATCAATTCCGGCATGTCGATAATAGTTATTAGTAGGATGAACACGAGTAAAATCATCGTCAAATTCTGCAATAAATAGTTTCGGAAGTTTCTCTAACATACATAAATCAGCGTATCGAGTTAATATGTCGGAAGGATTTGTATATTGATAAATAAATATATCTCCCCACTCTAGGGAATCTGCCATAAAGGGACCTGGGTCCTTTATAAAATTTTCGTGAGTAGTATCGATCCCAAGGACATTAATTAATCCACGTTTTTCAAGTTCTCGAAGTGGCCAAAGAATTCGGTAATAATAGCAAAATCCTATATTTCTAGTAAGCGCAACAATATTAAGTTTTTCTTTACTCAAATTGATCCTCCAACAGCTTGGAATAATTGTTGATATCCATCAAAATCTTTATCGGATATAAACTCTAAAAGTTCTTCATTCTTATGATATCCAACTAATAAAACTCCTAATCCTTTACCAAAATAGAATTGTGATGAAGGATATTCTCGAGATATCTCTGCCCAAAATCTTGAAACCTCAAATCCTTTATTCATATTATTAGTATTATGAAAGACCATGACCCCTTTATCACTCATTTTAGGTAGCCACTTCTCAAAGTTATTTTTTACTTCTTTATATGTTGGAATTCCATCAATATGTAAAAGATCAATATTGTTTAATTCAGGTAAATTTGAAGCTGTATTGAATTTCATTCTCATTAATGAAGAAAAATCTTTATAAACATCATGAACAGCTACGATTGTCTTATAAATATCTTCTTCATAGAATCCTGTAAATGCATCACCTTTCCAAGTATCTATTCCATAACATTTACATGGATATTGAAATTCTAATGATGATTGGCAAAATGAAAAGAAAGAAGTTCCTAAAAACACCCCTAACTCTACATACTTCTTGGGCTTTAAAATCGCACTTAAGAAAAATGCGAAGGGTACATAATCATGAAATGTAGAGTTAGGTGTCCACCTTGGATGCATAAAAATAGCTTGTCGATATTTTCTAGCAAATGGAAGATCTAGTGTTTCTAGGAATTTCAAATTCTTGTAAGATTCCGAATCCCATCCTCACCATATACCATCATTACACCCGGGGCAAATGTTACTGCTTCTGCAATAGAATTTGTTCCATCTGAATTTTTTTGATGTGTTGTTACTTGAAGAAAACAACCTCCTCCATTAACATTTGCAACTTTAGTTGATTTCATCCAACCGCCCTCTACAGAACTTGCTTTACAAAGTAATTTAAATGTATCTCCATCACCAAATACCTTTAAATCATGTATGTTTTCTTTTGCCCCTTTTATGCAATCTATATCTAATATCTTATCCATTATTTATACTCCTTTATTATCTTGTTGATATCGTGGAGAGCCTTTAGCTGCCCAATCGATTATAGTATTTACATCACATGAATCTTCTAATTCGTTATCCCACATTAAATCATCCATATCCATATAAGCTATTTCAAACTGTTCTTTAGGACTCCATGATTCATAACCATCAGGATATTTCACAAGGTAACCTTCATCATCACCTCTTTGATTCTCAGGAAGTTTCCATTGTTTATGAATATTATAATCTCCCCGATTCATAGGTTCTGCTTGAATAGATTTTATTCCAATATAAACTTTCATTATTTATGCTCCTTAATAATTTTTTCTAAAGTCTCGACTATTCTAGTGCAACTCTTTCCATCCACTAAAACATTGATCTTACCGTAGTTTGTGAACATATATGGTAGTCGTTGCTTGTCTCTACCTATAATAGGGATCCCGTGTGCCTCTGCGGTGATGTCAAAGGTGCTCATTAAATCGGTATATATTATTTTGGCATTTTCATATAAATATTTACACTTTTGGAAGTGGTTACTCCCAAAATTATCATATCGATTCGAATACATAGGATTTAATTCATAATACAGTTCTCTTTGGGTATCATCGACAATTGAAGTAATAAAATTCTCACATTCATATTCTTTACAATAATCTTCTAATTGTGTTTTTGTTAGAGGAGGCTGATTCCATTCTTTAGGCATTCCATCATTTTCAAATAATGAATGTTGTGGAACATAAACAAATAATTTCGGATTACGTCGTTCTGGAATGGTTCGATCAAAATAAATATGACCTACGTGATAGGCTTGTAACCCCTTTGATTTAAGATGATTATAAGTCCAGTCATTATTACAAAGATAATATATATCGTCATGATACTGGCGACGAAGAGAAATACTGTGGTCAGGTACCCCATGCTCAAACCATATTGTAGGTGCCTCATATTTATGTTCATCTCTTCCATGATCTAATGTCCACATAATTCGACATTGATTAAATAATTCTTCAGGAATCCAATCGATACAATGGTGACTCATGTGATCTGGTTATGAAATAAATAGGGATGATATTTTTTTGCCCACTTAAGAAGTTCTTTTTGATTATTCCTAATCTGAATCGGTAGCATAATAAAAGCATCCGGCGGTATATCGAGTTCATGCTTAAATCCCTTTTTAGATGAGAATCCTTTAGTATGAATATAATCTGCCTTCTTTTCATCAAGATAGGCTCTATTCATAGGGTTTTTCATCCATGTTCGTACAGCTTGATTAGCAATCTCGATCTTTTGATCAAAATCACTCATATTCGGATTTATTTTATCCAAATCAATATCAGACGCAATACACATTTCATAAAAGTTAAACATAAATATCCATCACATTGTTATGAGATAAGGTAAAAAAATAGGGGAGAACGCTATAAACTCCCCTATTTCGTCCTTACATTATACCCTATGAAGCGATTACTTTTCCAGCCGCTTTCTCAGTACGCATATCGAGAGTAAGTTCACCCACGATTGCAACCTGAGTACTATCATTGGTTTTTGCTAACTTGAATTGTGAGAATCGTCTCAAGTACGAAACCTCAACCATATCAAGTGCTACTGCCAACAAAGTAGCATCGGTAACATATCTGTCTAGGATGATATTCACAGTTCCGAAATCGGAATCATAAATATTGATAGACAAGATTTGTGTTTTCTTCTCTGCATCGATATTTCGAGTGACTTTTGACGTCAACTTAGAAATACGACGTTTCAACTTACCACCAACCAAAACAGTATCCGGTGCTTGGCCAGTTTCGAACATTTGATCGAATAAATCATTCAATAACTCTTCGAAGGCTTCCAAGTTAGCCGTTGCAGTTCCAACCCATGTTGTTCCAGTTAAATTCGCAGTTGCCGTATTTGTCGTAATCTTTTCTACAAGACCAGACAATGTCCTCGCAACAGCAGTTGTACCAGAAGCGGAAGTTCCTACAATTAGGGCCTTCTCAACATCACGAGCCAACTCAGTAAATCGTTTCTTAACCTGATAATTAATCTCAGATTTAACACCACCATATTTTGCTACGGCTTCTTGAGAACCAGTAACACTGATCGTTTTAGTAAAGATCTGCATAGTGTTTGATTCAAGTGTTCGAACAGCGATTGTATCTGGTGTTGTTAGTGAACCACCTTCAGCGATTGCATTTGCAGCATCAGCCGCTTCCAAAGAATCTTGAACTTGTTCTTTAACTCGAGCGACCCCAGTATTACTCCCAAGCATGGAAAATAATGGAGAATCTTTAGGCGAAACGTTAGTTACGACATCAGATACATCTTGAGCGTTAGTAGCGCTCGCGGTATAGGTACTAAATAGTGTAGACATTTATCTCAACTCCTTTAATTACATTGATTTTAAAATATCATCTGCAATATTACCTAGGAGAAATTCAGTCGCATCTTTCTTATTAAAAGAATCTGGATTCCTTAAAACATTTAATGCTGATTTAACACCTTTTTGTGAGTCTTCAACATCAACTGAAGCAGGAGATCCAGAACCGGTCTGCCCACTAAATCCAGCGGGTTTTACAACCTCTGTCCGAACTTGAGATGGTGGGTTCTTAGCCGTTACCATCCCATAAATTTCATTCAGTGAAATTTGCTTACTTAAAAGCATTTTCTTAATTTCTGGTTTATCTTTTAAATAATCAAGAATACTATCTGTTACCTCTTTCTTTTCATCCTTTAATTCTGGATTACTCTTGAAAAAGTTATCTTCTTCTTTAGAAATCTGATCCTCTTTTTGAGTTGTGTTGATTCCAGTAACTGCAGCACTTAATTTCGCCATATTATCTAATATGGTCTTTTGCTGATTATGTAATATCAGTTCAGTATCACTCATATATTCAGTCGGATCAGGTTCAGGTTCAGCAGATTGTTCCTGAGTTTTTTGCATTGTCTCAGTAATCCCCTCGAGTTTCGCAATACGTTCTCGCATCGCATTCTCATTCGTTCTCGCCTCGTCTCGTTGCTCACGCATTTTATCGATTCGAATCTGAGCGTTAGGGGGATCTTCACTTACACTCGGGTCACCCTTAGTTTCTTGTGGTTTGAATTTATCAAACTCATTAACGTCTGGCTGTCGTGGTGGTTGTGGTTCCTGTGGCTTTTGAGTTTTTGGTTGCGCTTGCGGGGCCGGTTCATTCGGATTCCCATCTGGGAAAATCAAATTAAAAATGTCCTCCGTACCTTTATCAACTACCGATTTTTGATCTGGAAAATTGAATTCGGGGGCAACTGCGTGTCCTTGGGCCATGGTATATATCTCCTTACGTCTTTTTTAACGAGGGTGACGACCTCGTGAGATTTCTTAGGTATTATCTGATTTAGTAGGATCTTGTGCGGCATGTTCGCCAATTTCGATCAATGAATCAAGTAATGCCTTTACATGTAGTATACCATCCTCGAATTTCACACAAGAAACGACCAGATGTGGGTCATGGCTATTCATTCGTGCAAATCGAGGGATAGTTAATGCTTCTTCGATATCATTCAAAAACTTTTGTCCACCATAAGTAGCTAAAAAATCTTTAACGTCGGCACCGGCATTTATCTCTAAATTACGGTCATTATCGACTTCTGGTAAACTCATTAGTTATTCTTCAATTTATTTATATCCGCGATACCTGGGTTCGCCATATTGGCACGATCCGTCTGTTTTAACTCGTTAGTCAGTCGTTTATTCTCAGAAACAACATCTTTATTGATCTCACCTTGTTTCTCAGTAATTTGAGTCAATTGTGCGACTTGCCCTTTAAGTTTCTGAATGACATTGTCAGGATTAATAAATTTCTTTAATTTAGGGTTCAAGGACTCGGCCACTTCACCTAATATCTCAGGTTTATCTAATAGTTCCATAAACTCATCCGAGGTGGATGCAATTGAGAAAAACTCTAATATAGCGTCTCGATAGTCACGATTCTTTAAGAATTGTGACCCTGCCGATACATTAATCTTAAATTGACCCACAATTTGTGCAGGACTTTGTAATTTTGATGAAGATGTCCCATCTTTATCAAGAACTTCTATAAGGACCTCATCATCAAAAAACTGGATTAACATATCCCATGTTTTCTGCAAGGATCTCTCAATCAGTCGTTTCTCGAATTTACGAACAAATTTAGAGAATTGGGATCGTGTTTGATTCAATAGTTCACCAATCGCTTTTCCAGATCGATCAACTTGAGTCCCAGTAGGTGCCCCGGCTGCAAGATTAGTTGCACCTGTCCCATTATCAATCATAGAAGCAAGTCGAATAAGCTCCCCATTCAAATGGTTAAGGTCCATTCTGATATCTAATTTCTTAACCGAATCCTTCATCTTAGAAAACAACACTACATTCGGCATCTTACGTGCCTTGAGTAAGTCTGATTGCTTAATCCCAGAACCCGTAATAACCTCAAATGGAGCATTCAACTGAAAACTCAATCCATCAAGAGACTGATTCTCTTTATCGTTCATCTCAAATTGAAGTGCTTTATAAGGTGAAATGACCGAGTCGGAATTGAACTCACCGACCATACTGTCATAGTTACATAATGAGAATGTCTTAAAGCCTCCTATAATAGGTGACTCTATAATCTGAAGAACATGTTGTCGCTCTCCAATATCAATCCAATACTGGACCTTCATCTTTTTGTTGGTTTTCTCATCTCTGATTGTGAATAACC